ATAACTTACTTAACTGGATGCTGTAGTCGAGTTTTCTGACTCTGTTGTCTTCTGTTCCTTTGTTGTTTTTGAGGACGAGGATGTCTTCGATTTCCTGATGCCAGATAGGAAAGTGGACAGTAGCTGACCCTCCTCTGATGCCGTTTTGAGTACAGCATCTGACAGTTGACTCAAGTTTTTTAAGGAAGGGAATAACACCTGTGTGTTGAACTTCTCCACCCCTGATTTTGCTGTTGATACCCCTGATGCGACCCGCGTTGATACCAATACCTGCCCTCTGAGCGACATACTTGCCAATAGCCATATCACTGCTAAAGATACTATCGAGGGTGTCATCAAGATCAACCAAAACACAACTTGCAAACTGGCGAATGGGGGTTCTAACTCCTGCCATGATGGGTGTTGGGATGTTGATTCTCTGTTTGGAGATTGCGTTGTAGTATTTTCTGACATAATCGAGTCTGTAAAATTTGTCGTCGTCTTGGAAGAGTGTAGCAGCTATCATGATATACATGTACTGCGGTGTCTCAAACACCTCACCTGTGCTTCTGTCTTGCACCAGATACTTATCAACGACCTGACGCATACCAGCGTAGGTGAAGTTATAGTCTCGTTGATAATCTATAAACTTATTTAACTCTTCCCATTCTTCCTCAGTGTATTTGTCTATTATACTACCATCATATACACCTTTTGATACACATCTCTTAACATGCTCTAACAATACAGGATGGTTATCAGGGTGGTCTTTATATACTTGTCTCTTCAGAGCAAACAATAGTAATCTAGCAGCAACAAACTGGTAGTTAGGATTGTCCAAAGAGATTAAATCATTAGCAGACCTAATAAGAATCTCCTGGATATCAGCAGACTTAATTCCATCAAAGAATTGTAGTCCACTATTCATTTCTATTTGTGATGCAGAGACACCTGCGAGTCCTTCGCAAGCAAACTCTACCATCTTATGTACTTTCTCAAGGTTAAGAGGTTCAGCAGAACCGTCTCTCTTAATTACTTTAATGTCCGTACCGTTTGTCATACCTTTTTCCATTCGGATAATTTAACTTTTGCTTCTAGTCCTTGATACGTGTTTAATTCTATCAAAGACTTAACGTTATGTCCAGCCAGGAACATATCATTGATGTCCTTTTCAGGAACATGTGGCCATATTACAACCTTGTCTCCTCTGTCAATTGCGTTGGAGATTCGGTTGATGATTTCGGTGTTGCGAGGTTCGTTATCATAAACATAAACACAATCGCTCCAATTATACGTCCGAAGATTAACATCGGCACCGCACATCGCAACAGAGTTTTTAATGAAGAAGGAATCGAAAGGGCCTTCAGTGATGTAGATAGTTTGGTTAACATTTATTTTATTAAGACCGTAAACTTTTGGTTTCGACTCATCTAACATAACAGTTATGTATCTGAGTTTATCTTTCGGGTTTAAAGCCCTACCTTGAAAACCAAACCACTCACCATTAGTATCGATAAGTGGAATTATTATTCGTGGATGATCTTTCCTAATATCAGTGAAGGTTGGCTTCTGCTCATTAGTCCATGCACAGAAGTCTTCAGCATAGTAAAGGTCACCCAATTTCTCTTCAGGAATACCTCTATCAAGAAGGTATTTCTTGGCTGGATGCAATGTATTTAGTTGTTTAATACTTGGTATAGATGTGTCTTTCTTGACAAACTTAGGAGCTTCAAAATTAAACTCAGGGTCAGCAACATTACGTCCCTTACCAGTCAGTCCTGACTTGTATCTTTCTATAACATACTCATCATATATGTCATTAGCATTGTCCTTTAAGAAGTTACCAAAAGACCTACCAACACCACAGTTATGGCATTTAAAAACGAGACCACTCTTCATAGAGAAGAAGTAACCTCGTGTCTTGTTCTTATACTTCTGTGAATCACCACAGTAGGGACACCTGAAGGTGTACACTCCTTTCCTGACCTGTTTAAACTTCTCTAATCTCGAAGAGACTAGATTAGCATACATCAAATCAATCAATCGACCTTACATTATATCAGTCCTTATCATACTAGGTTGTGGTGAGTCTGTCAAGTTTCTTATGACCGATTGTCCGACTGGACTAACGATGAAAGATATAACAGCAAGAGCACCACAAATAGTCCACATCTTCTTCTCCATGACCTGTAGGCGGTCATCAACCTTTCGTATATCTCTTTCACAACCTTTCTTAATCTCCTCTGCTCTACGGTTTACTTCACGATGAACTGACTCCACCTTCTCAAACAATACAGCATCAATTCTATCCTGCTTATCAAGTTTCTCATTGTGAACAGCAAGAAGTTGACCCATCTTCATGGAATTTTCCTGAAGCGTTTCGACCACCTTTTCCAGGCGTTCTAGAATAGCGGTGTTAACGTCCATCTACTTCCTTCTTAATGCCTTCGCTCTCTTATCAGTATAGAATTTATATGCGTCATAAGGAAGTATCCTATCAATCTTGATACCAGTCCTCAGACGAGGGTTAACTAGCAGACGAAGTTTAATCATCAATTCTGCTGGTGAGTTTGCATACACAATAGTCTCACCCACTTCAGGGAGACTTACTTTGTATTGAAATAGTTTGCAGGGTGCAGCATGAGATGGTCTTTGAGGATCATTTACCTCTTCAGTATAGGATAGGTATCTAGGATTATACTTGTTAACAAATGCACCATCACCCTTAGTATCCTTAGTAGTAGGTTTAAGATTTATCCGAGTCTTAGTTTTTTTTTTCTCTGACACGTACTTATAATTTTCTACTGTCGTTTCTGTTTCAGCAGACTTCATCTTACCTGCTTGCTGAACTGTCTTCTTTCTGAGTTGAGCAAGCTTCTGCTGAAGCATTGACATCTTTTTATGCACCTGTATTTCTTGAGGACTTGGTGCGATTGCCTCATTAGTATGAGCAAATGCTTTCTTCATCACATCTAATCTAAGATGAGGTGGCAGACTAGACTCTGCTTCCTTCCTCTTCTTCTCTCTCTTTTTCTTAACAGCATCACCCAGTTTACTATGTTCTATCTCTGGTTTCCAATCTTCTTTCTTTACACCCCTCTTTGCCTCATGGTCTGCTCTTCTATCCTTTCTAATACCACCACCTAATTCATGTGATCCATGTGGGTTACCATATCTCTTGTCTCTTGCTGTTGCTCTCTTGTAATCAGGTATCTTCTTATCTACCTTTGCCTCGTATTGATAATCCTCAGACTTTACCTTCTTCTTATTACTGGTACTCAACTTATTACCAGGAGCGACAAGACCTTTCAAGTCTTTCATCTTGGCACGCATCTTTAAGACAGGATCATATCCAGCAGTAGGACCAGTTGCTGTGTCCCCTCCTGTAAATCCAGTTGTCATCATTTCTTCTTTCATATCTTGTCGAGTTCATCTTGGATGTCTTCGTCTACTTCCAATTCAGGAAGCATACCTACAGGGTATTTATTTAAAAACATTAGAAATGTTTTAATCATACACCAGTATTCTCTTTCAAGTTTGTAGAACAACATAGGTGTTGCTGCTTCACCAAAGACATTATAAAGAATGATAAGATGGTTGATAATAAGATGAGTCCTCAACTTATTATCCTTATAGTATCGTTTGAAGAGTCGCTTCAAGTATTTGAAGCGTTTCATATCTTCATCAAAATCCTCACGCGTACTGCAGTGAGGATTCTCATAATGCTTCATGGCGAAGAGAATGAAGTTGTCCTCATTCAATTCGTTAAAAATCATTTATATTATGCTACGACTGTTAATGTAACTGCTGTTAAACCACTGAGTACCAGTGATGCTGCTGTTGAACCGTCTGCTGTGTCAGTAATTGTGCCACTGTTAAGTGCAATGTTACTTCCACCTAGTGTCAATACGTCATCCTCAGCAACAGTTTGAGATGCTACTGTGAAACGCTTCCTGTTTGCAGTTGAACCAGTTGCAGTATAGGAAAGGGTGTGAGGTCCACGACCACTTCCAGATCCTTGGTTACCGTTAGCGATTACAACTTGAGGTGTTCCAGCAACTGTTACCTTCTCATCCCATGTAATCTCAGCAGTAATTGTCCTACTACCAGCTGCAATAGAAGATTGTACGATACGAATCTTAGTTACAGTAGGTGCAGCAAGAGTTGTTGACAGACCACCAATACAAGCAAGTACTTCTGGTTGTGCGTTAACATTATCACTACCACTGTTGGCAGTGCCAGGTGCTACAACCCATCCTGCTGTACTAGCATAGACAGTTGCCTTATTGTAGTCTGAATTCTCGTCTTCTGGCAGCCATTTGGGCTTGTTAGTGGCCGAAGCTGCGGTTTTTCCCCATAATGGCATGGTAAAATATCTCCGAAATTTATTCTGTATGAGTATTTATAAACTTAACCTTCTAGCAATGCCTTCTGTAGGGCATCTACTAACTGATCGTCTACTTTATTACCTGTTTTAGCTGCTGCTTTCTTCAGCAACTTGATAAGGAAGTCCTTTATTACAGAGTCAAGGTCTTCAGGGATTCTATCAACTGCCTTATTGATTATGCTGATAGCGATGGGCATTAAAAAGTTAACCATAATTATTTACCTAAGTGGTACATCTATATATCATTTATTCGATCGCCACTTCTTTCTTCGCTTATCGTAATATCTCACCTCACCAGGAGATAACTCCTTTTGGTATGAGGGTCTATCATATCCAATAGGTCTAACCTTCTTTAGTTTCCTAAAGAATCTTTTAAAAATTTTTCTTAACATAACTCCAGTAGATACTGGAGGTGACTGCGTTAAGTGCCTAGTCCTTTACCTGCCTTGTAATTCTTTTCTCCACCATACCTTGCCATTGTATTGGTATAATCTTGAGTGGATTTGAATCCTGCTTTCTTTGCTTTGGCAGCGTAATCTTTCTTAGACTTTTGCTTATCAAGGTACTTGCCAGTCCCAGTGGTATCCTTTTTACCTTTCTCTTTCTTCTTTTGGTTACCACCTGCTATTGCACCAGCACCATGCTCTCTTTTTATCTTAGCGAGCACAAATTGATATGCCTTGTCTCCTTTGGCACTTCCACCTTTGGGTTCTTTTCTACCCGATTTTAAATTCTTTCCAGTTTCTTTAGCGTACCTGGTTTTTTCATTCAGATAATCATTGAAAGTTAAGATCGAAGATTCATTTTCTTGATTGCTTTTTTCACAGACTTCTTCTTGACCTTCATACGCAGTGTCCTCCTGGTTGGTTTTGTCTATCTCCATTAGCTTATCCTTCTTGGGATTAATACTAATGGAGGTTTTTTTCTTTGCTTCAGCAAGCTCTTGAAAACTAAGCATCTTCCCTCCTGATAAAACGTTTCCAGTTTGTTTCAGGTGGAAGTCCAGTAGCCTCATTGTGTAAGGCACTAGCTTCTTTATGCTTACCTTGGTTGGTTAGCTTCTTAATCTTCTCACGCTTTGCTCTATTAGCAAGTTGTTGTGCAGTTGGCTTACCTTGCACGTAGTACTTTCCAGTACCAGATTCTGGTGTTGCCTTCTTAGATTCCTTCTTCTTCTCTCCACCATAAGTGGCTTCGTTAACGATGATGTTTTCTATTTCATGCATCTCGAAGAGTCCAGATTCTATAAGATTATCTATACGATCAAAGTCTTCACCTAATCTCTTAGCAAGTTTATCACTTCCTTTAGAAATTAATCTGGAAGTCTTACCAACGCCCTTCTTAACTGCCTTCTTAAGTAGACCACCTACTTTCTTAGCAGCACTACCTACTTTCTTAGCACCTGCTTTAGCAGCAACACCAGCCTTCTTAGCACCTGCCTTAGCAAGCTCACCAGTCTTCTTACCAACAGCCTTAGCTGCATTTCCAACTGCCTTACGTGTTTCACCAGATGATGACTTAGCAGCAGCTGCCCTTCTTTCAGCAGGGGTCACCCCTGCCTTTGCTCTTTCATATTCTTTTTGATCTCCCCTATCTGTTCTAGTTGCATTATGTTGCTTCAAACTTTTACTACCACCTGATGAGGATGAGGATGAACCCTTAGTACCACCTCTTGCTCCTCTAACTTGACTGAGCACCTTATCTAACTTACCACCTGTACCATCACTAGATGATGAAGATGATTTTGATTTTGTTGCTGGTGATGATGAAGAGGAAGATGATGAAGATGATGATGAACTACCACCCTTCTTCAAACCACGCTCTCTACCAGCTTTCCATTCCTTCTTAGCTGATGATGCTGCACGTTGAGCAAGTCCAGATGCATAACCAGCACCCTTAACTGCACCTTTTGCTGCTGACTTAGCACCAGCTTTTGCTTTAGCAGCAACACCAGGTCCATGTTTCTTAACTGCTGCACCTGCTTTCTGAGCACCAGACTTAACTGCTGCACCTGCTTTCTGTAAACCAGCCCTAACTTTTTGACCTGCTGTCTTTGCTGCTCCCTTCAATCTCTTAGAGCGTGCTGCTTGTTTAGCAGCCTTACCTACAACTTGAGCACCCTTAGCTGCTAGACCAATCGCACTACCTACAAGCTCATCCAACTGCATACTATCAATAGTAACAAGCATCTCATTCAATTCATCTGGATCCTCAGTGAGGTCAGTGATTGCTTCTTCAAATAGGATTACTAAATCTTCATCCGATACTTCATCAATAGTTTCATCTTCTGCTAGCTCATCAATACAATGAGATAACCATTCAGTTAGGTCAAGGTATTCAACGTCCTCAGAAACTGCCTTCTTCACCTTACCAGCAAACTTAACAGTGTCTTTAACTCCACTCTTAAATCCTTTAGCGAATTCCTTAACTCTCTTTTCTGGTTCTCTTCCTTTTGCTCTTGCTTTATTATGACGATCAACTCCTGCTTTAACTGCTGATTTAATTTTACCAATTATACCTGGCTTACTAGCAGGTTTTGGTGGTTGTGTTTTCTTTGCTTTTGCTACTGCCTTCTCAACCTTTGCTTTAGTTGCTGCTTTCTTCTCAGGTTTTGCTTTCTTACCAGGTTTAACTGTTGCTGTTAAACGTGTATTAGATTTAGTCTTAGCAGCAGGCTTCTTGTCACCATAGTCAGTAACGTCAGTCTCCTTCTTCTTGTATGCAGCAGAGTATTCACCCTTCTTAGAAGCTTTCTTAGCAGCATCTGCCTTATCAACAGCAGCCTTTACCTTCTCATAGGATGGTGCATTTGACTTAGCCTTTCTTGCTGACCTAACTTCATTCAATTCTTCTATAGGGTCAGTAACAAACTCAATGAAATCTTCGAGACCTACCTCTTCCATTACAATCTCTAAACCATCTTCATTCAATCCTTCAGAGAAGAAGTACTCACCAGATACTTCTGCACCACCATCAATCCACTCCTCTGTTAAATCATATTCAAATTCTTCCTTTCTATCTCTCAATTTTTCATACTCTGTATTGATACTACTCATCCTAAATCTATTGTGACCAGATGCTTCACCAGTTTCCATTGCATCTCGCATTGCCTTCTTGGCTGTTTTATCATAGAGTTTTCTCTTTCTCTCTAATCTACTAGCCTTAGTTCTTTCTGCTTCTTCAAGGTCTACCTCTTCTTTCTTAGCCTTCTTTTTCATTGCAGCATTCTGTTTCATAATATCTGCAATTGAATCACCTATACCAGTGAACCCATCCTTAGAAGGATCTGTTTGTTTAGATTTAAACCTATCCTTTATACTTCCTTCAGGATTTCTTTGATTCCCTTCAGCTTTGTATGCCATCTCCTTGGCTTTCTTCTCCCTCTTAGAGGTCTTACCATCGACATCACTTTTCTCATACCATTTACCATCGCAGTCATCATCCTGCCAGCGAGGCTCTTTGGATTTTTTCTTTTCTTCTAAGTCTAGAACCTGTTTATAGGCATCAGACAAGTCAGGTAATTCTCGTAGGTTCATTGCACCAATGTTGCTTTCTTACTTTTATTTATCTTCTTAACAAATTCGCCTGGAGTTAATTTCTTGACATAGGTAGCAAGACTATCAGTTCCAAACTCTCTAGCAGAAGGATTACTGTAATCAACTTCCACCAAATCCTTTAACCAACCTCTAAAGATGGTATCATTTTCATCGATGTAGATAAGGTAGTTGCTTCCTCTACTTACAACTTTACCAAGTACACCTGTGTTAACATTCTCTACTATAGTTCCCACATTAAATATCTGTTTCTGTACGTATGCTTCTCTAAGTCCTTGTGGGTCTAACTTAGGAGCAATTTCAAATAGATTATATGAAGCATCATTAAAATCTCCAACAGATTCTAACTTCATTGCAGACCTAACTGCTCTATACATACCCAACTTCTCCTTCTGTCCTAGAGAATCAGTAGTACCTGCTTCAAATGTCTTGAAGTCATCGTCAGCACATGCTTGTCTCATCTTAGATGCTGACATTGCTTCTAGTCCATCACCATCTGGGTCTCTGTCACCAGCAGATGTTACTAAAATATTTTCAAACTCGTATAACTGACCGTTGTATTTCTGTGCTAGAGAATTAAACTCACTAACTCTATCACCACCTACAACCATCTTAACTTCTGCATACCCTTCTTCATTCAATGCCTTAAGGACATCAAATATAGTCCTCATTTGCTCGTCAGATATGATGGCATCCTTATGGTCTGGGTAAGACTTAGACATCCAATTCACCTTCTCTTGTGGTGACAATGGATTCTTCTGAGGATCCTCTGACTGACTTACATAAACCCTATAATCACCACCTTGGGCTTCTCTTGACACCCTGTCAAGTAGTTTTTCGTGTCCAACAGTAGGTGGATTGAATCTTCCAAATGTAATAGCAATTGAACCTTCACCGCCCGTCTCTTGATTTCCTCCTTCGTCATCTTCTACCCCCGATATTTGTTGTGCATTCTGTTGTTGAGGTGTCAGCTTAACAAGTTGGCCATCCTTACTCATATGAGTAACTTGCCCTTGCTCATTAGCATACTTACCATACCCTACATGGGTAAGTCTAAGTGTTTGAGCCTCCTTTGAGGCCATAGACCTCTCTGCTTCTGATAGAAAAGCACTAAACTTTTTCATGCGTCCAATTTTTATCTAGGTTGAAGTTAGCTTTACTAAATGTTTCTCTGTCAACAATCTTATAAGGGTCATCAGTTAAAGTCACAAAGCCTTCATGGTCGGTTGGTGTACCATCGATGAAGCACTTAACATTATCTGTAGTCTCAATATTATTCAATAGACGGAGTTTCAATTTGGTGATGTTAACCCATACTTTAAAAGTATTTAAGTTGACTCCACACTGGTATTTATCAAACTTTTCAACGTAGCTTTCAAAAAGTGCGGAGGCATCTAGTTTATCTCCGCATCTTATAGCAGAATTTACATGCTTTCTGACCTCTGCTAAGGTCTTTTTGTTTGCTTTACCAGCAAACATAAGGTCTTTAAGGATAGATAACCACTTAAGGTTTATCCAGTTGTCCTTAACTTGTGCTCTAGTAGTGTCTATGAAGTAACAATCCTGTGTACTAACAAGATTAACCCCGAAGTGACTCCTACTATCTGGATGAATCGAAACATAACTGGTGTGTGGTGCTAGAATAATTTGCTGAGTAATTTGATTGGGAAACTTATACTCAATAGTATTAGGACGATAAACACTGCCTGGGCCGACCCCGATAAAATCAGCTTGGACAATAGTATCGATACGAGGGAGATAACGAAGACATAACCTAAGAATATTAGCAAGATCCCCTTTATGGTTCTTGTCAATATCCTCAAAGGAGTAATTGATTTTGATTTTCTTTTTGTTAAAGACACTCTTAGTACCTACAAAGAACTGTCCGTTGTCAGGGTTAGTCCCAAACACGACAGCAGGAGCACCATCCCACTTGACACTGAAAGCATCAGCAGAAATTAGGGTGCGTATAGCAGATAGTGCCTTCCTACGACCTTCAAAGATAGTATCTTCTGGGTGCTCTAGGTGTTTGTTTGGCATAAAATCCCTGTCTATACCTATATTATAGCAGGTCTGACCGTTAATTTAAACCTTCACTGTGCCAGTTTTATATCTGGATAACCTTGTTAAACTTCACTGCAAGGTTAGTGAACTGCCCCATCTTATGATTCGCTCCAACCTTATTGGTACGAGTGGTGAAGTTCATCTGGACTTTAGTACCATCAAATAATTTAACTTCAAATGCTTGTTTACCACCCTTTGTTCCTACTTGTGCAGTAATTTTTTTAACAGCAGCAACTGCTTCAATAAGAAGGTCACTTGCCTTATCCCTTTTTGCTGTAGCTGCAGTTGCTTTTACAATAACCAGTGGTACATCCTGCTGCTGTTGTGCTACCTTCTCCCTAATCCAGTCCTTTGCTCTCGAAAAATTGGCTTTCTTACCTATAAGATTAATCAATTCTTCTTTAATAATTCCTAGATTCTTATCATACAATTCATTATACTTGGTCTCATTTTCTTTACTTGACTTCTCAAACGCATATGTTTTTAATGCTAAGTCATTCTTACCCCACTTCCTCTTATCCACTTCTTCTATGCCCTCTATTTCCATATACTGAGGCCATAGTTTATCCTTTATCTTCTCATAGTCGTTGAGCTTACCAAAGTATTCAAAGATAGGTTTGACATAGGTGTTAAGTTTTGGTTCATCTGTCTTCTCACCACCTGCTTTAAGTGATACACCTAACCATTCTTTATTTTTAAACTGTAGAAATATATCTCCAGGATGATTATTCATAACGTTACCAGGTTTCTTACGATAACCCCAACAAATCCTCTCAATTTTATGCTTACGATTTACTCCTTGAACCCATCTCAATATATTAATTGCATTCTTAATTTTCTCCTCAAACTTACCATTCTCAGCATTATCAATAAAACTTTTACCTGCTTCAAAATCTTTTTGATCAACAAACACACTTCCTACTAAATCTTTAGTACATGCCTTCTGTATCTGTTGATGGAACTTTCTAATATTTGTTTTTGATACTGAAGTAACTCTTATATTTTTCTTAAATGCTATGCATGGATACAATTCTGTGATAGAAGAGTTTAAAGTGGTCTGTGACATACCACCTTTAACTGGTTTATAAACAAAACGAAAGATTGTTTTGTCTTTATTATGAACTTCAGTTACTT